CGAATCCTGCCGGCCTAAATAGATGCTATCCCCCGGCGTCACGCTGGTATCGATGGCCACGGTGTCAAAAATGGCGTTGATGGCCAGCAAACCGTTCCAGGTCTTATCTCCCAAAAGTTTGCCGGGATTCCAGGAAGTGGGCGAAAATTCCCGGCTGGCCAGGGTATCCCTTTCCACCGCTCCCAAAATATAGCTGCCCAGGCTGCTATTCCAGTTATCCGCCACCGTTTTCCCGGAAGAGTATTTGAACACCGGGAAGCCTTCCTGGGCGGACAGCGAAAAAGCCAAAAGGCAAAAGACTAAAATAAATAACTTGCGCATATTGCACTCCCTTGCATTTTAGAATACGTTTTATATTGCCTTGAGCAGCATTTTTATATCATGCTCATAGCCGTTCCCCTCGCTGGTGATGCAGAAAAAGGTGATCTGGTAACGCTTCCCGTCTTCGCCGCCGGTCACGCGCTGGATCATCTTTTTCCCGTCGATGGAGTAATCTCCATCCAACACTTCATCGCTCACATCTTCGCCGTCTTCGTCAATCGCCGTGACCGTGCTGGAAGCGTCGATGGTCTCCCCGCTTCCTAACTTGGAGAATTCTACGCTGATGTTGAAATACTCCGCCGGCTGCTTGATAAATCGATCCATCGGCGCCTCATTGCTGCTTGATGGTAATGGTAACGTCTAAAGTCTCTCCGGCTGCCAGGGTGCGGCTTTGGGATAGCGCAACATAGGCTACCAATTTCCCAGTATTGTCGGAAGTGGTTGCCAGCACCGCGTAAGTAACCGGGCCGATACTGCCCCCGCTGGCCTCGAAGGTGACGGTTTTGGATACTACCTGCCAATCCCCGCTGTTGGTCTCGATAGTGGGGAAGCCGGTGCTGCTGCGCTCCACCTCTTCCGCGGCGTAGCCGTTTCCGGAAGGCTCCCCGGTAAGGTCGGCCAGGCCGTCAGTCTCTGCCGGGGTATCGTTGTACAGCCGGATGTAGAAAGTCGTGGGCGCATTCTCCGCCCGGTAATAGACCTCCAGCATCTGCCGTTCGCCTTCATCCGCTAAGGCGTTGGGGCCTTCGTGCTCCCAGAGCAGCTTGCCGTGGCGGTCGCGGTGCTCGAAGCGCCAGATGCGTACGATCTTCTTTTTCTTAGTTTTTTGTGAACTCATAGTTCCCTCGATGAATGAAATCGGTTTTGCGTGTATGCCGGAATTGAGTTTCCGGCCCCGCTTTCTCGAAAGCCGTATGCCGCTCATGCTTAAATTCGGTCTGCACGGAATGGGTGAAGCGATAACGGATGCCGGTGATCAGCCCGTGCAGAACATCCCGCAAAGTGGCCAATTGGGTAATGATTATTGACAGGCTTTCCCGGTATGCCTGCACGTCCGCGCCGCTAATTTGCGCCAGGGCGGTCGCCGCCAGCGCCTCGCGGTAGTGCTGTTCCTCCCGGATGCTGACCGTGGCCAGGCCGGTCACGGAGAGCAGTTCCGCTATGGTGCTGCCCAATTCATCCAGCACCGTGGCTACTACCTGCGCCGCCAGCGCCAGCGCCTCCCGGTAATGCTGCAAATCCCCAATGGCCACTTGCGCCCCGGCGCTAAGCAGCAGGCTTTCCCGGTAGCCCTGCAAATCCACCAGCGCCGCCTGCTGCGCCAGCACCACGTTAAGCTGCTCGATATATTTTTGAACTTCCTGCACCAAAACGGTAGCGGTCTGGGTAATCGCCAGCGCCTCGCGGTAGTGCTGCCTATCGGCAAGGCTGTCGGCGTGCTGCGCCGTCACCGCCAGCGCCTCCCGGTAGCCCTGCAAATCAGAAACCGACGTGGCAGAGGTAATCGTGAGACTCAATTCTTCCTCGTAGCCGCCGGCACTGGCCGGCTTGACGCCGATAGCAATCACCGCCCATTCACGGGCGGATGATAAATCGTTGTCGGCGCCTAAAGTGATCGTTCCCGCGGTCGGGGTATCCTCATACCAGGCGGAAGCCCGCACATTATCGCCGCCAGATCCGGCGCTGTAATTGATGTCGATAGCTACCTCGCCAGAGGGCAGGGTAATATCCGCTAATCGCGCATACGAAACGGCAATAGCCCGCGCCCCGTTCGTCAGGGTAGTAATATCGACCTTGAGGTCATCATTGTCCACGCTGCCTACCTCTGCCGTGGCCGTGGCTTCTATGGCCCCGCTGCCATTCGTGCCGCTGGTATCCGTACCGCTTACGCGCATGGCAATCGCCGCTACCGGCTTGGTGTTGCCGGTCACGGTCACGGTAATCTGCCCGCTGGAAGGGCTTGCACCCATGGCCCGGAATACAATCACCCTCCCCACGCCCTGCACGTCATCTTTGCGGGTAATCTCCACGAAAGTAAGCCCATTGCCGGAAAGCGAAGGAACAATGCTCTGCCCGCGCATGGCTACCATTACCAGCACCAGTTCGTTTGCCTGGGGCGTCCAACTGGGAAGCAGAAAGCTGTTCCCGCTGGTGATTAGATTTTTTACGCTTTCCTGAATGGCAATTGACATGTTATTCGCCTAAAGCCGGGACCCCGGTTTCTCGCCCTTGATTTAATTGATATAGATTAAAATCTTCCAGAAATACCCCACCATCTAAATTGTAATCCGCCGCTTCATAGCCCTCATTTCCCTGGCTGATTTGGTACAATTCATAATCTTCCAGGCCTATATATCCATCGGCATTGCCATCAGCAGCAACAACTCCCCAAATATCCGTATCTAATTCTTCCGCTCCTGTTTCACCGTAATATTTTTCAATGCTGATTGTAAAATCATATAAAATTGAGTGCCTTTTTAATGATATTTTTTCCGCACTCATAGCCGCTAAATGATTCCGGTGATAAATCACAATATAATATTTGTTTGGGGATGCTTTTATTTTCAGGGGATTAATGCCGTCCAAATCTACGACTAAACCGCCAGACAACAAGAATCCCGCCTTTCTGGTGATTACTTTTGTGGTATCTTCTCGCAATTCGACTAGTACCCAATCCACGACATTAGATGGGATTTCATCTACTGATTCAGTCCCGAGATAATTCCAGGGAGAATCATTGTAAGGTTGCGTGAGTGGAAGATAGCCATTATCCCTCAAGTCAATCTTCATTGAATTTCCCGCTTCATTGTCAAAGGGACCCTGTAAAAAAAATTTTATATTTACTTCTACATAACCATTCCAGCCCCAGGAACAGCCAAATTGCGCTAAAAGCGCGAACGATAGAAGCAAAAGAGTAGAGAGAGTTTTCATAGCCATAAATAAATCCTTATGTTGTAAAATTTTATATTGGCGGATGCCGCTAAATCTGCCCTTACAAAGAGAGTTAGAGGCATCGCCACCGATTTGGCAATGCTATTATATTTTATGGTCACGTTTCCGCTGGTCAGGTTTTTTTCCGTGGTGGAGGTATAGGCTACCGCGTCGCTGCCATTATTGTTAGTCATCAGCTTGAAAATATCCAAACTCGATGCTCCATCCCCGGCCATGTAAAAATGCACCGAATCAATTCTCACGCTATCGCCGATTTGCACATATGGAATCGCAAAATATACCGTGTCGAGCACGGCGTCATCAGTCTCCAATTCCACGTAATTGCGCTCTACGGGCCGATCCCATACACTCCACGAAGCGAGCAAATTTAAAACGCGATCTCTTTTCTGCTGCAATTCCCCCGCGCCGGATATTTCTATCGTTTCGCCATCAACATCAATGCCTACGCTATCTGCCGCGATGGATAGACCGCGATTGACATTCACTGCCATAAGCTCCGCCGCATACCCCAACCCCGCCCCCGCAATGGCGCTGTTCACCTTCAGGGTGTCGCTGGATATGATCAGGCTCTTATCGGTGATATTAATATCCAGGCTGTCTCCCTTCCACTTCAGCCCTTTCCCGGCAATGGCGGGGTTGATCCTTACCGTGTCGCTGCTAATTTGCACCCCGTGCCCGGCTTTCACGTTCAGCACCCCGGTGTCGTAGCTCAAACCGATCCCCCCGATACTGGGATTAAGCTGCACCGTATCCGCGCTGATGACAATCCCCTCTTTGGTATTCACGTTGAAATCGTTGCCGTCCTGCGAAAGCCCCAGCCCGGCATTGATCACCCCGCTGGCGTTCACTTTCAGGGTATCGTTCTCGATAAACAGCCCGTCGCCGGCGTTGATCTGGATGCCGCTCTCCGCGCTGGGCTTGCCCAATCCCAGCCCGGCAACTAAGGCATTGACCTTCTCAGGGTATATCCCGGCGTCTTTCACGGCCACCGCGTCGCCGGAAATGGTGATGGTAGTATTATCCGGGTTGACATCCCAAATGTTGCTGGTTCCTAAGCGTATTCTCTCCTGCCCGGTTAATCCGTTTCCAGGGGTCAGGTTGAAGTAGTTCCATTTTAAGTCGGTCGTATCGATGCTGTGATTGATAACGTGGCTGGAATCTATTGCGTTGGCGAGTATCTGCACCTGGTCGCTGATCACCCCAATGGTGCTGCCGTCGCCTTGGACGTGGAGAGTATTGAACTCATCGAAATACAATCCGTCGCCGCTAATCGAAAAGGCCAATTTGGATACGGTGATGGTAGAGTTCGCAATATCGGAGAAGGTAATGGTCCCATCGAGAATGCCGGTGGACGTAACGTAGTTATTGGCATCGAGCCGCGGGAAGAAGCTGGTGCGATTTTTCCATACCCCGCTTTCTTTCAATTTGAAGGCAGCGCGAGCTTTCAGGGTATCGGTTTCCACTTTTTTAGTTTGCGCCCATAAGGGAAATGCAAGAATGCAAAATATCAAGAAGGTTTTCATTGCCATTCCTATTCATAAATAAAATCAGTGTCTGTAGCCTGCACAATGCCCCCGCGCATTACCCGCACCTGGATTTGCTCGAAATTGACCTGCGCCGGCAGCATATCGATATAGAGATCGTAAAGCCCATTTTCTATCTGTACCGGAAAATTATACTGCCATTCGATGCCTTCATCCTGGGTCAGCGCAATCAAATCTCCCGGCGCAGTACCGCCTTCCGGCAATAAATGCACCGTAAGGCCGCTTAAACGGCTGTCATCTTCTATGCTGCGCAGCCGGATGCTGTCGGTATGGATGGTAGTCGTGGGCATCAGTATAAGCTGCTAACGTTGGTAATGGCAGATATAATCAAATTGGTAATAACTTGAGAAAGCACGCTAACGGCCAGCGCAATACCGGCGCTGATGATCGCCACTTTGGTTTTGATGATGCCGATCTCTTGTTTGATCAGGCTGATTTCCTGCAAAGTTTCTTTTTGCAAATCCATCAAATCGCGTACCGTGGCTCGACCGTGTACGTTATCCATGTCGCTATAATTCCTCTGCAATCTGCTCAAGTGCTTCCGCCAAATATTTCATCAGCGCGGGAAGATAACTTTTCCCGGCCAATAGTTTCACGTCCTGGTTGTGGGTTATAAATCCCATTTTGATTACAAAAGCCGGCATTGTAGTTTCCCGTAAAATCTGCCAGTCGCTGAAAAAAACCCCATCCATATTGGCAGGTTTTTTATACGCTTTGCGGCACAGGGCAAATATTCTATCGGCCATAAGCTTGTGCAATGGATTATGATAGCATATTTGCAGCCCGCAGAAATCCCGGTTTTCGCGGTTGCAATGCAGGCTGATATAAAAATCAGCTTCGCTTTGGTTGGCCCGGCGCACCCGTTCCGGGTTGCCCAGGGTTTCATCTCCTTCCCGGGTGCGGCAGGTTGAAAACCCTGATTTTTCCAGCGCGGCGGAAAGCAAATCGGCGGCTAATAGATTGATGGTTTTCTCTTCTATGCCGCCGATTTGTGCTCCTATACGTTCGCCTCCGAAACCCGGATCGATGCAAACTTTAAAAGCCATATTTACCCCGTAGATTCGCGATCCGTATCTCCTACCGCACGGTTGAACATGGAATCGCAGGCGTAGCCGGCGGTAAAGGCGCTCAGAAAATTGAGGGTTCCGGTTTCCAGGGCAACCACAAAAACGATTGCCGCGCTCAAAATCACCACTACGGTATCGCGAAAGTTAGACTTGAAATAGGTAAGAATATCCGCGGTGGCCTGCCCGCGCACTTTGCGTTTCAAAAAGTTCATTAGAATACCGGCCAGCAGCGCTAAAACTAAATAGGCCATTTGCATAACTATCTCCCTGCAAACCAGGCCCGCTGGATGGCGGAGCCGTTCACGAATACACTGATGATAGTAATGATCAGCGCCCAAAGCTGGCTCACCAGCGCTTCATCCACCGGCACATTGATTTGCCAGATACCGAAAATGGCGAATGCGGCGGCGATGACCGCCAAACCGGTATTCAGAATTTTGTCCGTGGGAATGGCTAAAAACTGCTCGAACTCTACCCGGTAGCGCCAGGCCAGGTAAACCCGCTGGCTGGCCCCGCCGCCCACGAATGCCCCCACAAGAGTAATGATAAGCGCCCAGAGCTGGCTTACCAGCGCCTCATCTACCGGCAGGCCGATTTGCCAGATGCCGAAAATAGCGAATGCGGCGGCGATTACCGCCAAACCGGTGTTTTTGATCTTGTCGATCATTGCGACTCCTTATTTTTTTGCCTGCTGCCTATTGCCTATTACTGCTATTAGACGGTCGGGATCAGGAAGCGGGTGCGGAAACTGGATTTGTTGGCCATGCCTTCTTTCTCGAATTTGAAAGGCACGGTTTCCACTTCCCCGGAAACCACTGCTTCCCCGAAATCCAGCACTGCTTCGCCTAAGAAAATACACACGTCGGAGCTGACCAGGATCACGTCCTGCTCGGTATTTTCGATAGCTTCGTAAGCGGTATAATCCGCGGGCTTGGATTGCAGCAGCAGCCCTTCCAGGGTCCCCTTATAGCTTAGCAGCAGCTTGGTTCCGTCATCCAGCGCTTCTTTTTCTTCCGGCTCGATGGTCTGCTTGATGGTCTTGTCGCGGCAGTATCCTAACTCCGTAAAGGTCGCCAGGAAAGTTGTCCATTCCGATAAATCCGCGGGTTGATCGAAAGTTGCCGGGGCGCGGTGCAATACCCGGTAATGCCGCTTTCCGATATTGGCCAATGTTCTTGCCACTTCAATCTCCTTTTTTTAGCTCCTCTAAGGTATCGCGGCCCCTGCCAGAACAAGAGCCGCGATATGGGAGGAGGTGCTATATGCGTTTCTTAGAGGGTTTTTTACGTTCTACCTGGATTTCCACTTCCACCGGCTCTAACGGCTCTTCCGGGCGATGGTTCGGATTGAGCTGATCACAGCGGTAATTCCAGGGCGCGGAACAGAGCTTTTCCGCTAATTTGCGATCTTCCGTTTCCGCCCGGCCTTTGTTAAAAATCAATCCTTCGCGCTGGCCGTTGAAATGTTTATTGGGCGTTTCGATAACAAACATTGCTGGCTCCGGTTTCAATATTGTTCCTGGTAGGCGTTCAGCCACAAATCCAGGGTGGTATCCGATCGATTCAGCGCCACGCCGTAAATCAGGATGCGATATTGGGGGAATTTCTTGTTGTTGAAATCATAACTGGTTACGGTACGGGTTTCGCTGGTAGCATCCGTAAACAGGGTATCCACGGCGTTCCAGTTCGTTCCGTCCATACTCCCCTGCACGTATCCGGTCAATTTGGGGCTGCCGGCGGCGCTGGTAGCGGTATATTGCACCCAGAAAGGCAAGGTAGTCCAGGATACCCCGTCATACTTGCCAAGCTTGAAGGCGGAGCTGGTCAGGGTATCGATGGAATCCACCGTGCAGGTAAAGCGGTAGGTATCTCCATAAGGCTGGCTGCTGCGCATGGCGTTGCGAGTCCAGGTTCCATCCCCGGCATAAGCCTGCAATATCAGCACTGCCAGGGTCAAGAAAATCAAGCGGAATGCTTTCACAATCTGCTCCTTAATTTTACATTTTGAAATTCTTAAAATGGGGGCGCTGCCAGCAGGCATACGCCCCACAGGGGAGCCGATGAAGGCTCCGACTTCTCGGGTCTGGCCCGTTTTACGACAGTTTCCAGCCCTGGCTTACTACCAGGCTCCAGGGGGTGCGGATGCCCAGCACCATATCCATGTTGCAATTCACCAGGTAGTAATTGCCCACCTTGCCATTGTCTTCCGCCACAAATCCTTTGCTGGTGAGGGCGGTTACTTTGTCGCCTTCGCCCCATTCCACAAAGAAGATCGAAGAAGAAGAGCCGCCGTTCACGGTTTCGCTAAAAGGCAGCAGAGCCGCGCCATCCGCCCCGTATCCGGCCCCTTTCAGAATCAGGTTGCCGATCCGCTCGATATAGCGCCCCAGGGTATCGATTTCCTGGCGGTAGTAGCCTAAGTTCTTGGCCACTGTTACCCAGCGGATTTTCAGGTTTTCATTCATATAGGCAATCGGGTTCATGGCCCGCAAAACCGCGGCCTCTTTGAGAAGCGTTTCCACTGCTACCTGCTGCGCTTCCACCACGCTGTCGGAATTGCCCGCGGGAACCAGCACGCCGTTTTCATTCTTATAGGCGGTCTTGGCGATATTGCGCAGCCCGTCGAAATCTTCCGCGTCGCTGCCGTCATCACCCTCGAACACCAGGTATTGAAAGCGGAAACCGGCCTGCCGCGCCTCGCGCTGCAATTGCCGGGTTTGGGCGGTGGGAATGTCATATCCCCGCTGTTCGTACACCTTATCCACCTTGCTGTCGAAGCTGATGATCTTCTTGGTGATGGTCTGCGGAACCGGGGTGGGCGGGGTCGCCGAATTGTCTTCGTTGAGCGAACGGGTGATTTTGGTCTTTTCGCCGGCGTCGAAATCCTCGTAAAGCGTATCCGCCGTGCCCGGCATGGTGTAAAACTGGATGTCTTCCAAGATCGGGGCCACTTCCGCCATTGCATTGATGGCGACGGCGCTCAAAGGGTCGCCGGGGCTTACTTGACGAATATTAGCCATTGCTTTTTCCTCGAAAAATGGTTCAATGAGTTACATTTTTTTTCAGGCGCGGGCATCTTCTTTCCGTTTTTCCCGCAGGAATTCGATGGCCTGCTGCGCCGGGGTTTGCGGTTGCTCTTTTTGATTCTCCGGTTTCAATCCTTTTTCCGGGTCCCAAATGCGTTCCCGTTTTTCCATTTTGGCGGCAAACGCCGTGGGGTCGGCAATCGCCTCCGCCAAATAATCTTCCCGCTGCGCCGGGAGAATCTTGCCGCTGTTGATGGCTTTATCCAGGGCGGCGGCGGCTTTGCTGGTTTGCAGTTCTTTCATCAGGGCGGCGTTCCCGGTTTGCAATTGCGTTACCTGCTCGCTAAGGCTTTCCAGCCTTTCCACCAGCTCATCGAACTTGGGATTCTTCTTCTTCAATTCGCTGGCGGCTTGCTGCAAAGCGCTGGCGGAATCGGCCCGGCTTTTCAGCTCGGCCAGGGCATCACGGAGCGCGGTTTCATCCGCATCCTGGGGCAGCCCTAACAGTTGCAACAAAAATTCTTTCATTTTCGCTCCTGCTAAATTTGTTGGATTCTTGATCACCTCATCGATCAGGCCGGCTGCCAACGCCTCCGCCGCGTTGAACCATTTCTCTTCATCCATCCATTGCGCAATCTGGCCAACGGATAGCCTGGTTTTAGCGGCGTATGCGGCAATAGCGGTATCCCGGAATTTCTCGATCACCTCTGCGGCTTTTTCCATATCGCGGTGATCCCCGGAACTGCTTGCCCGGGGATTGTGGATCATCAATAAACTGCTTTCGTGCATGTAAATCCGCTTGCCGCCCATGGCAATCAGGCTTGCGGCGCTGGCCGCCAGCCCGTCGATATACACATTGCAATTTAAATCTTTCATCAGGTTATAGATTGCAAGGCCATCCACCAGCAGCCCCCCGGGGCTGTTGATGTGCACGTCGAAAACCGTAATGCCTTGCTCCTGCATCTGTTGAATAACCCGGGCAAATTCCAGGGCGGTAACATCTTCCCAACCTATCAGATCGTAGAGATATACCTTGCCCGTTTTATCCACCATGAAAAATTGAAACTTCAATGTGCCTCTCTTTGTTAGTCGGTGCAATTCTACATCATGCAAATTCCAAATTCAAGCGTTGTAAGCCGTATAAAAACATACGGCAAGAAACAATTTTATATTGATAGCAAGAATCCGATATTAGCGCCACACAGGAGAATAGAAATGAAATGGATACTTTTAGCGGCGGCAATTTTTTTGCTGGCCTGCTCTTCCCAGCCTAAAATCTATTTGCGCACCGAGCGCACCATCTACCAGGTTCCGAATGTCGCGGCAAGCTGCCGGGAATTCCCCGGCCAGCAGCCGCGCTACTCCCTAATATTGGATGATACCCTTTCCGATGGATTCATCAATATCGAAATTTATACCCGCGGGGATAGCGTGGAAGTGATCACCTTCAGCAAGGAAGTATATTGATGAAACAGGGCCGCATGAATCTACAGAAGTTCGCGGAGATGCTTTACGTGCATGAGGGGCGTAGTATGGAGGAGATCATCGAAATTTTGCAGATACCGCAATCCACTGTTTACCTGTGGAGGCAAAACGGCGATTGGGATAACCTGCGCGACCGCCTCAAAACCAATCCCCTGGGGCTGGCAAAGGTGATCGAACAATCCATTATGTCGATCCTGGAAAACGCCCAAAAAAATCAGAATGGCATTCTGACCGGTAAAGACGGCGACGCCATCGCCAAACTGAGCAAAGCCCGCAAAGATATTCTCAAGGAAAGCAACTACCTGGGCATCGCATTTGACGTGTTCGATAAATTTCAGAAATTCCTCCACAACGAGCAACCCCGCCTGGTCGATGAAAAACTTTCCGATGCCATCGCGGAATTCCTGAAATCGCTGCTGGAGAAATATTGATGATTGTTGGGAAAATCACGACGCTTGAACAGCTCGAGCGCAAGTTGGCGGAGCAGCGCCGCAAAATTGCGGCGGCGGTAAAGCCCTTCGCCGGGGATACCCCGGAAAGGCAGCGCAAGCGTTTGCGCCGGGCCAAAAAAGACCGCCTCTATTTTTATCGAACTTATCTGCCGCACTATTTTACGAAGAGGTTCAACTGGCATCATAAGGAGATCGATGAAGCCTGCGACTTCCGCCAGGGAACGATCAGCCTGATATTTGGAGGCCGGGAAACTGGCAAATCGGTAATTGCCGCAGTAGGCTACCCGGTGCATCAGGGTTGTTTCAACCTGCGCAATTTTACGATTATCGTCAGCCTCACGGAAGATTTAGCGGCGGAGCGGTTGATCGCCATCCGCGCCGAATTCGAGAGCAATCCCCGGATTATCGCCGATTTCGGAAGATTGGAAAATCCCGGCCTTTGGGAAATGGATGATTTCACCCTGCGCAGCGGCAGCCGCTATAAAGCTTTAGGCTACGGCGGGCACATTCGCGGAAAGATCAGTGGCCCCCATCGCCCGGATTTGATCATCCCGGAAGACATCGAGAACCAGCAGACTGCCCGCAATCCCAAGCGCAGCGCGGAAATAAAACAATATCTTCTGGAAGAAGCCTACGGCACGCTGGGGCAGGAAGGAAACATGGTCTGCCTGTTCAATATGCCCGGCAAATATTCCGTAGCCAATCAGTTCCGGCAGGAAACCGAGCAGGGAATGCGCGATGGTAAATTCTTAGGGAGGCGCTTCATTCTCTGGTTCCCGCTGGAAATGCGCGAAAATGAAACCTTCCCCAATGGCAGCCGTTTCCTGTGGCCGGAACAAAAAGGAGAAGATTTCTGCCTGCGGTTGAAGCAGACCGTGGGCACAATTGCCTACCAGCGCGAATACATGCTGCAAATCATCAGCGAGGGGCGCATTTTCAAAGAAAGCTGGTTCCGGGAATACAAACAGGCTCCCCCGATCTTGCGGGCGATCCTCTATTCGGACCCCGCTTTCGGGCAGACCAAACATAGCAGCATGAAGGGCATTTTGCTGTTGGGATGGAGCGGCAATAAATATATCGCCCTCGACGCCTGGCTGCGCCATGAATCCATCACCGCCTGGATCGATGCCCAATACGCCATCTGGAAACGCTGGCGCGACGCCGGGCTGCAACTCTACAATCACTTCGTGGATGACAATTTTGAACAGTTGGAGCGCCTCAAGCACGACTATAACCAGGCCGCGGAGCGGCACGGCTGGCGCATTCCCCTCACTTCCGACAAATTCCACGAAAATAAAACCGCCAAAATCGAAGCCCTGGCCGGGCTGATCGAAAATGGCAGCTTCGAGTTCGACTTTGGCAACCCCGACCAGCGGGAGCTGCGCGAGCACCTGATCTATTTCCCGGATCATATCTATACTGAGGGCGGCGATTTGCTGGCCAGCGCCAAACGCTGCCTGGATAACAGCAGCGCTAATGTGGAAGTCACTTCGATCTGGAAACGCACCTTTCAGCGGCTGCGCTTTAATGCTTGAAACGTATTGCGTAATGCGTAATGCGTAACGATAGGAGAGAAAATGGCAGTTGTAAAGGTAGTAAAGGATTATTTGAATAAACTTTTGCAGCCGGCGTTGGGGCAAAAATTGTCCGAACGGCCCCGCCCGGTAAAGCGCCGGGTGATTCCTCTCGACCTCGACAAAGCCCTTACCCGCTATTTGAACGGGGATCCCGGGGGCGTGGAGGCGATCTTCAATAAAATCGAGCTGGATGACCATACCGAAGGGTGCGTATCCAGCCGTATGTCCGCTACTTCCGGCCTGAATTTGGAATTCACCCTGCCGGATGACTCCCCGGAAGTTACCCGGCAATGGGAATTTCTTACCGAACAATTCAAGCATATCGACTTGATGGAGCTGATAGAAAGTATCTTGGAAGCAAAATTCCGGATGTTCAAAGTGATCGAGCCGCAATGGGCGCTCGACGGGCAACTGCAATTGACTGGCTTCAAAGTTTATGATAATGATCTATTCCTGTTCGACGCCGATGATATTTACCTGAACAGCAAAGGCGTGAAGCAGCCCTTTGCGGTGGATTCGAATGAAAAATTATTGGCCGTGAAGGTGCGCAGCAAGGATAGCATCTATCTGCGCTGCGCCAAGCCTTACATCATTAAAACCTTTGGGTATGAATCCTGGGCGCACTTCATCGAAGTATTTGCAGACCCCTTCCGCATCGGGTACTATCCTGACGGGGCGGGCGCGGAAATCCGCGAACAGGTCTATCAGGCCGTATTGACCATGGGACAGGATGGGGCGGCGGCTTTGCCCCTTTCCGCCAAGATCGACCTGGTGGAGAATACCCGCACTGGCGGCGACACCTTCCTAAACCTGGTGGATAAGTGCGAGCAGGGCATCAGCAAGGCAATCCTGGGGCACAGCGCCGCCGCGGATGCCACGCCCGGGAAATTGGGCGAAGAAGGAAACGCCTTGCAAGCCCGGGAAGACCTGGTAAAAGCGGATCGCCGCTTTGCCTTGAAATGGCTCTACCAGGGATTCGTAGAGCCGCTCTTGAAATATAACTTTGCGACCCCGGCGCCCATCCTGCCAACACTGACCGAAAGCCAGATTATCACCCGGGAGGAACTGATGGAAGCCCTGAAACTCTACTATGACATGGGCGGGGAAATCGATCCCACCCAGTTTACCGATTTCGGGGTGATCGTACAGGAAAATGCCCCGCTGCTGCGCAAAACCATGGAATTTGTTTTTTAGTCTTTAAACGGGTTTTAACGATGGCCTATTTTCTGATACATCTACCCCGGCTCCGCGCCGGTGCGTTTAACCTGGCGCGTTTTAAACAGAATTTAAACATATTTACAGCTTGCCGGGGAATTTTACGGAATTCGGAGGGGAAGCCGTGGCAGAATTAGACGCCAAGCTTCAAATTCTGGCCCAGGCTCTCCGCGATGAGGCGGCCCTCAATCGTATCGCTTTTTACGTGCGCCAGATCATCGAAGAGCGCACCCTGGCGGGGCGCTTCCTGAATCCCGGCGCCCGGCTGCAATACTCCGAAGCTTATGAAGAAAAACGCGCCCTGCGCGGGCTGCCGGTAAATAAAGTCGATCTGCAATTCTCCGGGGCCATGTGGGGCAGCTTCGATCACGCCATCGACCTTGACCGGCTGGAAATTGAATTGGGATTCAACCGCGAAGAGCTGGCCCGCATCGCCAGCTACCATGATCTGCACGGCGCGGGCAGAAACAAAGTCATCCGCGAATTCCTGGGGCTGACCGATCCTGAAATGGAAGAAGTGCGCAATTTCATTTTGCAGGAATTCGGCGAAAAAATAGATTTTATTCTTAACAAAAATTTGCCGGGTTATGAATAGATATGAATAGAAAGGAAATCCCATGCTTTTTATCGACGCCTCCGACATCGAAGCAACCATGAAGGCCTCCCGCCTGGCCGATCTCACCCAGGATGGCCTGGCCATGGAATTTGCGGTGGATAAAACCAACGCAGAGATATACACCATCACCGGGCAGGAGTATGAAAGCCTGGATGATGTGCCCGCCAACCTGCGCAGCCTCGGCGGGATCATTGGCCGCTACTGGCTGTATTCCTACAATGAGGCGCTGGATAACGAAGGGCACATCGGCGCGGAATACAAGGAAGCCCTGCGGCAGCTTCAGGAGATCGCCGCGGGAAACTTCGCCGGGCTGGATGACCCCGATAGCGATACCGGCAACCCGGTGCAATCCAGTTCCAATGACCGATATTTCGATTTGGAAGATTGGGGAGGCTAAGATGTTGAACAATGTCGCGGTACAGATGGCCTTGTTGGAAAGGCTGCAAGAATTGATCGAAACAGAAATATTGCCCCAGGGAACCAAAGCGGAAATCTATGCCGGGCAAATCGACATCGTGCAACTCAACGTCGATATGGGCGGGGCGGAAATTGCCATTTTCATTAACTGGTTGGGAGACTCTCCCGGGGAGGAGATCGCCCCGGTATCCGATGAGCATAGCATTCGTTTCAGCCTGCTCATCTGTACCCGCGCCGTGGACCTTTCCGACGCCCTGGGGATAATCGATACTCTTTCCGGTTATGACGAAAACGAAGTACCGTATTTTTTAGGAGAGTGGGAAGCCGATGGAGAGCGTTTGTGGGATGTGTACCGGGAAGACGCCCGCCCGGTATTCAACCTGAAGCGCAAGCAGGTAATTTCTTTTCCGGTGCGGGTAGTAGAATAATCAGAGAGAATTGATTCGAGGGAGCGCCTTTCTAATGCCGGCCAATATGCGCGAAAATCCGATGCGTTTTTTCCACAGCCGGCCATCCACCAGCACTTTATAGCAATCGCTCCGATCCGAGCGATATAATTCCATCACGTGAACTTTCTCGCCGAAATCATAATCCGTAATCACTATCTTGCGCCGGAGTTCCGGGAGTTCCCGGGGATATTCCGGCGCATCGGATTCCATTCTGCGCCGTTCCCGTGCCCGGCGCATATTAGCGAATTTTTTACGGGCTGATTTCATAGCTTGCAAGGTCGGGATAAATATAGTTATACCGCTAACTCTAATTGTAGCGGCGAATCAAGATACATAATCCAGCGATTGTGCCTCCTCCCGCGCCGTTGGCCACCTGGTCGCTGCCCGGCAAACTGGAATCCGGCAGCCTGCCAGAACTGATTTGCTTCCAGGTCATCGGCGCAATAAAGGGAAATCGCCGTGAATCCATAGTGCTCCGCGTAATTGACAAGACGGCGAAGCAAATTTAAACCGTGTTGTATCCGCCTGACATCGTATTGGATGCAGGCTTGATAAATCTTCAAAATCGGAAATGTATTGCCGAAAACAAGGAAACCACATGGATCATCGTTCTCGGTCTCAATCAAAAGTTGCCCGAATTCCGCATATTGCTCAAGACGGGGCTGGGGAATAAATGAAAGAGCTTCAGAGTTTCTCCGGGCAAGATCAACCGCGTATTTTACGGCGGTGCTACGCGGTATAACAAGCGGTTGGAGCGCGATGCAAGGCTCCTGTGTGTTTGTTAAAGTCTTATCTTCCATGCTGTTTTATCCTGTTTCTCTAATTCTGCGGCCTTGCCTTGCACGGCTCAACCGCCGGCCGTTAGGCAGCATAATTTCTTATGGTAAAAATAAAAGACACCATATTAGAAACCACAATAAAGTATTTAGTAATATCGGTATTGGCAATATTCGGAACTGCTCTGACCATAATTTTAAAGGAGATAGGTGATCTCTTTCTGGTAAAAGTCTATCCTGATATATCAAAAAAATTATTATCTGAGTTATTGTTGATAGCATTGGCATTATGTTTAATAACAATTTCATATATCTTTTTCCTCAAAAAACAATTATCAAATAAATTGACTAAAATTAAGTTGACTAAATTTGAAGAATCGATTCTTCTTATTATGGCAAATAAGGGTGATGATGATTATCAAACTTCTTTTTTTATAAAAGTTTTGAAAATTGAAAAATCACGAGCAGAATTATATCTTAAGCATTTAACTGATAAAGGATTTTTAAAATGTGAATATGATGGGCTATTTCCTCATTACAGTATGAATGAAAAAGGTAGACAATATTTAATAGACAATAAATTAATTATATAAATCATTTTTCAGGTGACATAGAATTTTTGTAATTATTTAGTCTTATTGCCTAACTTCTGCTGCAACCGACCCCGCTATACTACAGCGGGGCGGTTGAGCGCCACGTTAGGCATCTAATTTATGAAACCATTCCGCTGCCCAGGGGAATATAGTAATCGACAGGATCATCATAATAGCCCAAAAAAGTGCTACAGGCCACAACGTAAAATCTACCCCCATCATAATCCAGCAGATAGGGATATTGATCATCACGCATATTATTTTATATTTCCAACCGCGCTGGGCGGGTTTTGTGTGTTGTTTTATTTTTTTCCCCATGTTCAAAATTCCTGTTTGGGCGCTTGGGTGCTGGCAGCCGCCAACGCATGAGCGCCAGGCCGTTATAATTTTTTTCTCCGAATTTTTGCCCCTGGCAGAAGCTTTGTACGAGAAACTATTATTAGTTCTGTTTGGCTGAACTCTCTACCGTTTGCCAGCGACCTCACTGCTCTCAATTTTGTCAAAGTAAGAGTATCTATTTCATCTTCTGCAACCAAATATTCTGTACCCAATTTCAAAAGTGGAATTTCGAGCGGCAGCAATCCCTGGTATATTTCCGGTATCTCCGCTTTGCTCAAATCCAAAATATGCGTCGCCATCATCACTCCTTATCCTTGTTTTGAACCAAATTCATTGCCTGGGGATATTCTTCCGGGCGCACCCGGCCCCGGAAGAATAGGAATTGTTCTGCTTTATATCCGCTGATCCCCTGGCTCCGTAAATACGCTTTTACCTGCCCGCGTTTTTCCGCTAAAAAAATTCGCTGCTCCCGGTAAATATACTCATATAGATGCAGTTTGCGCATGGCTATTTTCCCCGTTGCCGTTTCTATTGGGAGAGGATTGCAAAAATCCCTCGATTTCGTGGATCACATGGATCAACCGCTGCATAGTCTTTACCGGCACTTCTTTGCCGTTGATGAGCGCGTGTTTGTTGATGGTATTGATGATAATCAACAGATGAGTTTTTAAGCCCTCTATCGCGTCTTCCTCTTCCGATAGTTTGCCGATCATGCTGATTCCCGCCTGGGTAAGCTGCGGATCTTCTTCCAATCGATTGCGGGTTAACGTTTTGATATTATCGCCGATGAGTTTTAAGAATTCCATCACTTTTCCTTTTCTTGCCTTTATTGATCCAGGATTTATACATCTCTCGCATGGCTGCATCTGCGGCGGCATCCATTTCTGGATCATATTTGCCGTTCAACGCCGGCGAAAAATGCAGTTTATTATAGGCGCAAATTGCCTTTTTCACCATTTCGGAAAGCTCCATCTCTCCGAAGATCGTGCGCAAAGTCGTAAATATTCGATCCGCTTCTTCCGTGCTGAGGCAGATCATTATCACGATCTCCTTCGATTCCATTTAATCCTTTCAATTTTTCCTCTTTATGGTTTAGAATTGATAATGATCACTGTTGATGGATCCATTACAATCAGTGTATCACACCAAACCCCCACTTTCACAGGCCGGAAATCCCGGCTGCCTATCTCCAAATATCCCGGCCAGGCCGGGGATTCCGGCTCCGGGCATACCGGGGCTTCTTTTTTGCAGCCGGCCAGCAGCGCCAGCAGCGCCAAAATCGCCAATAGCTTTTTCATTATTCCTCCTGTTAATAGATATAGCGTTGTCTGCGATATTTCTTCCACAAAAACCGGAAAAACGGCCACTGCCAATACCATTGCTGCCGGAATAGCACGTGAAAAAACAGGTTGAATACCTGGTAATATCCATAGATTACCAGCGGCATCCAGGGCCACGCCGCCCAGGAATAAAAATAGGTTCCCAGGCCGAAGCCCATTAAGGTTATTCCCTGGTAAACATGCAGCGCATCCCAGGTTTTGAACCACAAGCGCCAGTTGAAAACTTTCGCCGGCAGCCAGGATGTGCTCTGCTGATTCAGCCAAATCAATTGATCCAGTGCCCGGCTAATTGCCGAAATACAGAAAAATATGATGCTCCATTCCATGATTCGCTCCAAAATTAAGGATTGATAGACTCTTCAATGACCATTTCATCCTGCAATAATTCTTCCATCCGCTTATTCAGCGCCTCGATAGATCGGAAGCCCTTTTCATATAGCGCCCAATGGCCCGGTTTTTCCCCGGGATGAATAACCCGGATCATCAAACGATGCCGGTAACGCCGCAACAAGGTAAAGCCCGCGTTCAAGAGCTTTTGTTGATCTGCATGATTCATGCAATCTCCTTTATTTTAAAACCTTGCGGATCAGCCAGCGCCAGCGATGCCGGCAGCGATAGCCCCCGCAATAAGTAATGACCGGGTTCAATTGCCCATTATCCATCTCTAAAATTTCATCCCGGCTATAAATTCGTTTATAATGCTCTTCGCAAAATTTATGGGAAGTGGGTATCAGCGCCGGGCCGTCATATAGCGCCTTTTCTATGCCCGCCGCCTCCGCTTTTATGGCCGTAACGGTGCGATCCCATCCCCGCAGCGCCGTATCTGCAATAGCCTCGCTATACTGCCCGGTTTTGCCGCCCATGGCGCCGATCTCTTCGATCAATCGCGCCCGGGTCCAATTATCTTTTTGCGCTTCGGAAAACAACCGGTTTAACTCTTCGATGCTATCTTTCCCCAATTTCCCGAATTGCTCGAATTCCACTGCCTCGAATCCCAAAAGCCGGGTATTGCTGCGCGGCGTGGCCGCGCCTGCTTTAGTATTCTTGCGCCAATGCTCATTCTGTGCGGCTAATAACCTCTCGAAAGATTCCTGCACCAGCCGCCAGTACTGCCCATAACCTGCGGCAACGAATATCCGGCGCAGCAGCTTTAGCCGTTTCTGGCCTTCGGCGCTGCGCAAATCCCCGGCCTTTTCCTGTAGCAGCGCCAACAGCCGCTTTACGAACTTCTCTTTATAGAGCGCCGATTCTTCCAAATGCCCGGCCAATTGCTTCTCCAGATAATCAAAAAATTGTTTTTCCGTCATAGTTCCAGCTCCAATTGCGGGCGAATATGATATAGCCGGATTTCATCCGGGCTTTCCCAAATGATCTGCTGCCCTTTGATTCTCTTCTCGATACTATAATGGTTATTCCCACATTTTTTACAAGTGCGGGTGCGGATTTTGCGATCCGGCCCGTCATGGCGCACGGAATTGATGAAAAATTCTTCCCCGCCGCACTCTTCGCAGCTTAGCACTACCTTTTCGACCGTGCCCCAGATCAAACGGCAGCTCAAGCATTCCCGCAAGCGCAGCACAAAGTGGCCGAGCTTGCGGGAATGCAGTACCCGGTTGCGTTCATGCTTGCAAACGTTACAGTGCATTTTTCCACTCGCTCACGGGGTACTTATGGCCGCACCAGCAGCAGGAGATTGGCTCGTCCACGAACTCTACAATATCCTGCGGGATCTGGCAGCCCGGGCAGGCGGCATAGCTTACCTCATAGACTTTACGGAGGGGTAAGCTTTCAATCGCCTGCTCGACATCGCTGGCCAGGATCAGGGGATTTTTGCCGTTGCTCTCTGCGCGCTCGATGGCGATGGATTCTGCGCGATCCAATAGTGTTGGTGTTATGATCGCCCAATGGTGGGCAATCGCCAGTAAAGCGTCCTGGGTAATTTTTGCCTTGTAAATCTTCATCGCACTCTCCTCATTTAATTTTGAACTTGTGATTGCACTTTGGGCAAGTCGCCCAACTGCTGTTTTTCAAAAAGGCCAGCAAAGTAGCCTGGTAATTCTCCCGGCGATTCCCGGCTTTGATCCAGAGATGGATTAAATTAAGCTGCTGGCGGATGGCGGCGATTTCATACTGCGCCGCCACTTCCGCCAAAAAATCCACGTCCAAAGGCGGTTGGGATTGGCCTAATTGCGGGTGCTGGGCAATATCCGCCGTCAATGTCGCCAGGGCGCCTTCCCAGGCTTCTTTGCTGCGCCAGGCCATTATGCCGCGCTCGTGGTTTTGGGCAGGGTTTCCGTGATTGCCTGCTCTTTTACCTCGAACCAGAATTCATCTTTCTCCTCGCGGCTGGCATCCACTTTTGCCAGGGTCTCATCGTCATAGCCGCCCAACACTTCCTTGTTCACCATCTCCTTCACGTTGATCGCCTGGGAAAATCCTAACTGCTTCAGCAATTCCAGGGTAGTTTTCTTCACGTGGATGCTGGAAGAGCGCCGGTAGCCGAAAACCCCGAAATTCAATTCCACGCTGCGCTTCTTGTCGAACAGATTGTTCTTTTCGTATTCCGCGTACACGAAAATGCCGTTGGAGAGCTTCTCGATCTCCGCCCGGTACGGCTCCGCCTTTTTCACCGCTTCCGCCTTGATCTTATTGATCCTCTCCTCCGCGTCTGCGTCGATGCCCTTCAGCAGCAAGCGCAACTGCGCAATGCGGAAAAAGGCGTCATCTACCTCCTGGTTGCTGCGGATGCTTTCCACTGCTTTGGGTTTCATTCGGTTTGCCATTATAGGCTCCTTTCAATGATGTGAACGTTTTCGCTCCCGGCCCTGCGGCGCCACAAGGAGCGGCTATTTTCCCCGCGCACGGTATAATCCGGCAAGGCCGGCGCACTATCCTGCGCCGCGGGGCATTTGTAAGCTAAATAACAGCGGGTGCGGCATACTTGGAAAGTCGTTACCGGAATATGGCAGGGATAATGATCTTTGCCGTTTGCCTTGATCGCCGGGCAGGTTTTCTGCTCTTTGGGGCGCCGCCGCCCATTGGTATTTATCCCATTTTTCTTGCAGAAATAATTCACCTGCTGGGGAAACATTTCAAAGCGTTCCGCAATCTCTTCCTGGCTGTATCCTTCTGCGGCCAGGCGGCGTAATTCTTCCATATTCTTTTCCAATGGCGCGTACACCGTGGGGCGCATAATGTTATGATCCCGGAAAAACAGGCTGACGGTCTGCTCGGTAATATTATATTTTTGGGCGATTTGCCGCTGGGTATATCCCGATGCAACCAATTCCCGGATTTCCTCGATGTGCCTTCGCAGCATTACGTATTGATTGATCTCGATTTGTTCCCTGGGCACTCCCTGTTTGATAAGCTGCGCCCGGATAGTGCTGCTCCGCAATTCCATTTTCCGGGAAATCTGGAACACGTTTCCGCCCTGCTCCCAAAGATTCATCATCTGCTTGACTTGCTGCTCGTTCATTTCCATAGCTTTTCCTCCGGGATCAATTGCTTTAATTGCATCAGCGCGATTCCCAAATCACTGATGGCTTCCGCCTGTACAGCATCATCCGTCTGCAAACATTCATGTACCATGTTTGCCGCTTCCGCTACCCGGTTCAGCCGCACCATCAGCTTTAGCAGCGCCCGGCGTTCGTTGTGCAACTTTACGATGTGCCGGGCAATCGCCGCCCCGCTGATCTCTATTCCTTCCGGCCATTCAAAAGCGGTATCCGCGATGATAATGCCCTCGTGCGGATCTGCGCTGCCCGCAAGAATCGCTTCTTCGCTACCCCAGGGCTGGGCTAATACGAACCATTTCATTTTCAGAGGATTCAGCATCACGCCACCTCGCTTTCTACCTGCTGGCGGCTGCGGATCAGTTCCGCAATCGCTTGGTGCACTTCCTGCACCGCGTCATCGCTCCCGGTATATTTGCCGTTCACTACCAGGTTCACGGTACTGCGGGAGAGCTTGCTGGCCGTGGCCTTTGCCACGTCATCATCACTGAATTGATTTTCCCGCATCAGTTTTTTGAGATCAAAAACAAAATCTGCCTCGGAAAATTGTTTATCGCCCCGGGCATATACTTCTTTCATTTTTTCATATACCAGGCGGTCGATTTGCAAAGGCGTGGAACATACCGCGGCGATCTGCTCGCGCATTTTCGGGGAGAGCAGCTTGCCCCATACCTGCTCGATATATTCCACCCGGTCGCCGGGCGTCAGCCATTGCCAGATGCTCCCGCCGCTCTCTTCTTTGCTCATCAACTCGAACTCGAAACGGTCGCAAACGTCGTTCAGCAATTCGATTTTGCGCTTCAAAGGCCGGTGGCCGATCAGGATCACTCCGAACATCTCGGTTTTGTCGAGAAAGCGCACTTCCCGCAATTGCTTGATCGCCCGGATGGTATTCCCGTGCAGCAGGTGCGCCTGCTCGATGATCACGGTAATCTTGGGCGCCGGATTCTGCTCCTTGATCTTCCCTAATATCCGCGCCAGCTGCCGGGTGCGGGCTTCCGCGTAGCGGTTGGGATTCTGGCTGTTATCGGTTAAATCGTACACCATCGCCTCTTCGATGTTGTTGATCCGCACCCGCTCTTTATCCGCGCTCTGCACATATACCACGATATGTGACAGCACCCCACTGCGGGCGTCGCGTTCCCGGATGCGCTTGACCACTTCCGCTACTACGGTTTTCTTCCCGCAACCGGGATCGCCGATCAGGGCAACCATCTCTTCATCCTGCATGGCCTCCTGCACCGCCCCGGCGAATTTCTCGAACGCCCGCCCGCGGTACGGTTTCGGTTCCACTCCGAACCAGGCTAAAATTCTGGATTTGAATTTCATAGCACGCTCCTCTTGAGTTGTTTGGTGAATTTGATTTTGGGATCGACAAGGTGTTTGGCCTCATCGAAAAACTCATTGCAAAATTGATCGTATTTCAGCAGCGCAATCGTCTCTGCGTCATAGGGGAATTCCGTCTCTTCTACGTAAACCCGGTTGAGGTCTTCGATGCCCTCTATCCCTACCACTACCGCGTATTTCTTCTTTGACATGATCCCTCCTATCCTACTTTGGTTTGATATACTTTGAGAATCTGGTCTATTGTGCTTTTTTCCGTGCTGAAAGCCAGCAGCGGATCGAATATTCCCGCTACTTCCAAATAACTTTCCAGGTGCAATTGCTGCACGATATAATTCTTCGCTTCCGCCAGGCTGTATATCTGCCGCTCCGCATCCCGCAAGTGCGGGGATTCTACCACAATTTCCTGGGGCTTCGGCTGCATCCGTTCCACGTTCCAGGGCGCGTCTTTGCTGGCCTTCAGCATCCTTTCCCGGTAAGTATCCGGGAAAGCCTTGTAATCGTCGAACTCCTGCGGCTCCCAGCGTTCCCGGATGGTAAAGATTTGCCCGTCTTCTTCACCTTCGCCTACCAGGTCGCCGTGCAAATTCTTGTGTACCAGCACCCATTTCCCTAAATAGCGCTCCGGGGCCTGGAACGGTTCGTTTTCGATCCAGAAAATTAGGTCCCCGCCTACCTTCCGGCGCATGGGCCGCGAGGCGATCTTGAAAAAATCTCCCTCGAATACCCGCGGGGGATAAGCCAGCAATTCGCTCTCGTACAGATCCCGCTTGCGCACGTTCCGGTATATCGAGTGCCGCCCCAGGCTCTCTTTCACGCAGTAATCATGCGCCATCTGGTTTAGCTCGCTCACGTAGAAACTTTTGCCGATCCCGTATTGCATCACTAATTTCAGCTCGAACGATTGCCAGAAGGTGCGCCAGGGCCGCTCGATCTTCCCCATTGCTTTTTTGTTGTAAGGCGCAGATTTGCGCTGCTCTACTTGCAGCGCCTCTAACAGCTTGAGCACTTCTTTGCGCTCCGCCAGCGGCCCGTTATCCATTTTCAAAAAGTACGGGAACGAATTCAAGGGATAGTCATCTGCCGGGCGAGACCAGCAGTGCTGCAAAAAATCCAGCCCCATATAGGCGTTCTCGCCCGTAACGGTATAGTATTTCACCAGCCGCAGCCCGGAGCGCCCGTCGCGCAGCCCCGCCAGCCACAGCCCGAAAGATTTACCCTCTTTATTCTTGTATCTTAAACTCTTGGGCGAAGTGCGCAGCAGGTATTCATCTCGCTCGGGATCATATTTCACCACGCTGATATATTCCGAGCGGCTGGCGTCGATGTAGTGGCACTGATTGGAAAACTTCTCTAAGTATCGCTGCGCCGGTTTCCCTTCCCGGAATCCCGCCTCCTGTAAGCGCCGGTTCACCGTGCTGATTTTCAGCGCCCCCAACGGAACCATCCCGGAAGTCTCCAACTGCTCGATGGCATCCTCGGTTTTGTATTCCCGCTCCTTTGCCCCGTAGCTCATGCTCTCCGCTTTCAGCATCGCTACCATGTCGATCCAATCCTCTTCGATTCTCAAACTCTTTTTAGTGCGCATCCGCTTTTTTCCGTACGCCTTTGCCAGCAGACGATAAATGGTTTTTTCCGATACCTGGTGTTTGGCGGCGTAGCGTTTCACGATCTCCGATTTTGCCCCGTAGGGCGCCGCGTCGATCTCCCTTTTGATCTCTTTGATATTCATGCCGGCGTCTCCATGCCTTTTAGAATCCGTTTCATACCCGTGATCACTTTACTCGCTTCCCGGTTCCCTAAGTCTTGCACTTCCTTGTCCATTCCGGTCTGTTTTTTGATGAAGCCCCGCAGCCGTTCCGGGTTTTCCGTCCAGCCCAGGTAATCTTCCAATAGCGAGATCAAATCCGCCTGCCGCTGGGTAATCTTCCCTAAGAGAGTGCGCACGGTATAGCGCCCCCGCTGCGCCGGCTTCGGCTGCGGATTCACGCAGGCCATCAGCAGCCGGATGCCGGTATTCAATTCCGCTACCGAAAGTTGTAAGGTGGAGGTGCGCCGCGGCGCTTTATCCTGCGCAAAGAAAGTCGCCGCCAGCCAGTCATGGTATAGGCTCTCTTCGGGAAATATCTTTGCCGCCAGCGCCCGCAGCACCCGCACCTTCTTGGTCTTTTTGGCCTTATTCACCGATATTCTCCGGGTCGGATTCCTGGATCAATCCCCACCATACCGGCACGTTGCGCTCGATATAGGTTTCGATGCTGCCCACTAAAGTCTTGAAAAGCTCGATAAGATCGGCGGGATCATTCGCCTCTATCTGCACCCCGTTCATATTGCGCAGGAAAGAGGCAAAATCTTTGGAAGCCTGGCGCAGCGCCGCGGTCTTGGCCTGGATCGACCGGTCGATTGGCTCATACTTCTCCCGCAGTTGCTTCGCGTGATCCATTTCATTTTCTAAATTCTTGATCCGTTGCAGCAGCGCCCTTTTCTCCTCTTTCAACAGCGCCACGTCGCCCTTCAGGGTGGAAATCTTCTCCTTATCCTTCTTTTTCATCATTTCGGAAATCTTCTTCCCCGCGTCCGCGGCGCTCATTTGCCGCAATTCTTCCAAATTCAGGCTGTCCCCGTTCAAGCCGAAAATCGTTCCCCCGGCCAATAACTCGTTGATTTGTTCGCGGGTAAATCGAGTAATATCATAGAGTTTGTGAACTCCAAGCGATTGCAATTCATCCAAATTATCAGGGTCCCACGTGGGAACGTTTTCACCCTCCGCGTTCCCACGTGGGAACGTTTCACCCTCCGCGTTCCCACGTGGGAACGTTTCACCCTCCGCGTTCCCACGTGGGAACGTTTCATTCTCATGTCCCACCGTGGGAACATTTTTACCAGCAGTCAAAGAAAAAACTTGCCCGATTGCCAGATGCCGATAAGCATTTGTTTTCCCAAATCCTGCATTGATGAAATAATCCTGGAAGCTGTTGAACCCTAATGCCAAATACAGTTTTTCCGATTTGATCTGGAATAAACTTTTCGCTACTTGAAGAATCCCCGATTTAAGATTCTCATGCGCAGCCCAGGCGCGATCCTGCATCTCCTTCGTTACCTTCACTACCGCCTGGCTCTCATCATCGAAAACCATCATGGCCTGCTTTTCTGCGCGGGCGACTTCAATCGCGTGCACAATCGTCTTTTCTTTCAACATGGTCAATCTCCTGGGTTTGTTCGATTATTTTTTCATATACTATTTGCCGGCTGATCCCCACGTGATCCGCCACTTCCTGCGGGCTGTAGCCGCACATTATCATGGCCAGCCACATATATCCTTCACCGCCCTGGCGGGCCACCCGGTTCATTACCTGGTCCAAATCCTTGCGGGCTTCCTTCAAAATTCTCCCCACCTGCTTGGAAGAGCATTTCATTTCCCTGGCAATTTCATCGTAAGTCTTGCCGCGCCGGTATTGCCGCAAAATGTCATCGCGATTCAGCATCGCTCAATCCCATCTTTTTAGCGATAAAACGGGCAATAGCCAATTGCAGATAATCTTCCCCGCGCCGGAATACTTTTACAATCTGCCCGTGAAATCCCTGCCGGGAATACAGGCATTGATCACTGATGAGCACGTCCCGGCAGATCATCGCCGCCAGGGTGCGGTTATCCTGGGGAGTGTTTACCTGGATCATTTCCAGAATCCCTTCATTTTGATTTTGAGAACTTTTTTGATCTTCAAGGGAGAGGGTTCAACCATGGGAACATCGGAATAAACGACCGGCTGGGCGCCGGATCGCAGCCAGGCGATCAGCAGCGCCCAAACCAGGTGGCGGGAACAATGTTCCCCACCGTTTATATATGCGTAACTGTAGCCGCCGTACCGGTAAATGCTGATGGTCATTGCACCTCCTGCTGTAGTTTAGTTAATCGTTCTGAAACAAGTCGATCTGCCCGTTTTCCCGCTTAACCCGTTCTTTCATGCTCGCGCTCTCTTCTAAGTGTTCTTGGAGCATTTGTAACAATCCCTGGCGGCGCTCCGCGCTGGGTTCTTTGGTGAAAAAGGTGATCAGGTGAGAAATAATATTATTGAAATCATTCTGGTAAGCCAAAATAAGCTGCATCATATCCCCATCCGGGATCCTCCCCCTGGGCATCTTCACCAGGAGAAATCCGTTATTCGCCGCTTCGATCTCCAGGGGAGTAAAATCATTGTGCAGCCGCATGAACGGCGTCAGCCAGCGCAGCTTGAAAAGCACTTCATCATCATACCGGTTCACCGCCCGGTAAAACAGCGACTTGGGGATATTCAAAAGCGCCGCCTGTTCATCCTTCGTCATTTCGCTCGCTTCCGCAATGCTGCAAACCGCGCCCTCCGCAGTCTTATAACGGGGATACTTTTTTGTAGGCATATCGGCTGATCCTTTATAAAGAGGATTTATCTCTATAATTGTATCGTATCATTCGATATAGTTAAATTGCACTCTGGATTAATTCATGGAAAAATTGCCAGAATCGCCGGCTCATATCTTTGCCGTTCAATATGCCGCTAACTGTTGCTGGGGAGATGTTCAATGCTTCGGCTAAATCTCGCTGCGTATAGCCGGCTCTACGTAACAAGTATCGGCTATAGGCTGGATCATACGGTCTTTGAAATCGTTTTCGGCCCCTCTGTTTGGCCATTTTTAATCTCCTTGCGTTATAAACTAAATTATTTATATTGCCTTATTGGTGGGGGAATTTAAGCATACAATTGTATGCAAGCAAGATCAAAATCACATTTTTGTATGCAAAGTTCTTTGAATAAACGTATTCTTGATAAATTAAAAGAAAAGAATATTACCCAGGCTCAATTGGCCGAACTTCTGGGTGTTCATCGCAATACTATTAATGATTGGATTAGAGGTAGAATGGAGCCAGGTTTAAAAAAAGCATTTCATCTGGCAAAAATTCTGAATGTATCAATAGATTGGTTAATTACCGGCATAGAAAAGCAGCCGGAGTTATATACTATTTATCGGGTAGGAGAGAAAGAGGGAGAGTACAAAGTAAAAGCCCAGGATCGGGAAATAGCCCAAATTATAGAGCTTTACCTTTCCCTTACGCCGGAGAGTAAAAAAATCTTTATGGAGCTGCTCAAAAACCTAAAATAGAGGAGTGTATTTATGGATAATATCACTTATATACTGCTGGGTATCCTTATCGCCATACCGCTAATTTTCCTGGGGCGCTACTTTACTTTTTGGTATTTCGGTATAGATCAAATTATCCAACTTTTAGAGGAAATTTCCGCCAAACTTCCCGCCCCCCCTTCTAATAATTTCCAGGAAGAAGAGCAAGAAAAACAATAAAAAATGTCCCTATTTGCATAGCTGCCAAATACCTAACTTATCTCAAGCACAAGTCTTACTTATCTCACCCCCCTTTACTGCCCCACCTTTTTACCCCCCATGCGAATCATTAACCTTCATCATATACCTTA